TTAAAGAATCGATGGCAACTTCAATATAGTCTGTTATGATATCGTCAACTCTTGCTTTTTTCTGTTCACCTGATAATTCTTTGTACTCTTCAAATTTTTCTATATACTGTCTTGTGTTGGCCGCTACATCCTGAATAAATGTTTTAAAATCCATAAATTAACCTCCTAATGTATAATCAATTTCAATTTCTTCAACCGCTTCAACGGTTTGGGCTTCGCTTATTTCTGATTTTATTTCGGCATTTTTTGTCCAACAAAACGATTGTAATTGTGTAATTAAACCTCCGATATTTAATAAATCTTCTTTGGTGCAAGTAAGACTGTCGTTATTCATCCCGAACCATACAACAGTGCCAGTATCTCCCATTTGTAAAACAGCACCCAATAAATTAGCTTTCTGGTCAGTATCAGAATCAAATAACACATCTTTATAAGTTACACCCTGGTTTAAGGCTTCATCTCTTAAAGTATCATTTTCTTGTATTTTTTCTTCTTTTACGCTTTCAAGGTGAATTGAATCCCAATCGGGGTTTAATATAAGTTCATTATTTTGAACAATGTATTTATTTTCTTCATAATCAACAGGTAACGGTAAAACATTATCATAAAATCTTGTTAAAGACTCTTCTTTATCGGCCATTAAAAGATTATTTTCTTGAATTGTATAATATGCCATTAAAACCTCCTATGCAATATATTTTGCGTTTAAATCTATTTGGGTTAAGCTTTGACCTTGTGCGCTTGAAAAACCGCCCGAAAGAAAATGTAAGCGCCAATATTTGTAATAATATTGACTATTAACATCTATTGTCCATACACCCCCCTGGGTGTTGTTAGAATTTGTCCAACCCGATACTACGGTTGTAAGATTGTTGAGGTCATCCCCTGCTTGAACATCCCCGCTTGTAAATGTTCTTGCCCAATAATTTGTAATAGATATGCCTATTACCCTAAGGGCAAAAGGATTATACATTGTAATATCAACAGGATATTGTGTTGTGCCTCCGGCCCATCTTGTGCTTGAATTGTTGTCAAATGCACGCCAAGCGGCGGTCGTTGATTGGGCGGTACGGCTTGCAGAAACCGCAAAGCTATCTCCGCCCATAGTCCCATTTGCGGTCAAAGTCGGTTGGATGAACTGAGCTTCTATTATGCCTGATTTTTTATACAATAATTCTTTTGAATATATGAGCATTATGTAGCTGCTCCTTTTTCAATAGAACCGCATACCCAGTATTGATTTAATTTATCGTATTCAAATATTAGATTATACATTCCGGCTGCCGATAAATCAGGAGCGGTCTTATCAAAATAATATGTTGTTCCGACATCAATAGAATAAACCGTTGATAAATTAACCTGAACTAATATCTGATGGAATACCGTATTGTCTGTTACTGTTGGGAGTGTGAATGTTACCGCAGCAGACGGGGTTATTGTATTAATTGAATTGTCCGTTAGTGCAACAGTTCCCGAAGTTGAAAGAACATTTATTGTTTTTTCTTTTAATTCATAGGGAGTTAAAGCGGACGAGGTTATATATCCATCGGGATTCGTAGCGTTATATGGTGTATAACCTAAAGCGCTTGTAACATCTTCCGTTGTTATTCCCTTGGCATATCCTTGATTTATAACAACATAATCAAATGTATCTGTTGAATTATATTTTGGTAGTCTTACGGATTCTTGAACGGGGTCATATACGTATTTATCGCATTCACTATTTGTAGTAACTTCGGCTTGCCACAGAATCTCATCTGTAAAGCATTCTTGCATAGCACCTGACCACCATCTCGAACCGCCAAGATTGATATAGCAACCTTTTAAATCAATCGCACCTTTGAACGGGCTATTATGACCGTTGTTTATACCGATATTACCCGTATGAGTTCCAACCGCACTTGTGCTTTGAGTTGTTATAACAGTTGAGCCATTTAATTTAGTTATATATTCCGTTCCCGTAAATTCTAAATCAAGCTCGTATTCTGTGTTTGCCGTTGCGGTTGTTATAGCTCCGCCGTTCAATATGTCCCATGAAGAACCCGTTCCGAGTGATAAGGTCATATTACCTGAATTTAATTGAACATTAATGTTATTGTACTGGTTGAATATAAATGAGTTTGTTGTTATGTCTGACCCTGTTTTAAATTTAAGATGCAGTTGCCATTTTGCACTTTGAGGATTAAAGTTAACGGGTAAAGTTGCGTAAGATGATGCCGTAAGGTCGTTTAATACGCCGCCCTCGATTGTCGGAGTGCCGACAACTGTAACATTGGCATTAACGTCATAAGTGCTATATGTGCCATTCCACCAGTTAACGCTGTTTATTTTTATATAACTTCCCGTTAAATCAATAGAGCCTGTCCAATACCAACCTAAAGATGCGTTTGAGTGTTTGCCTATATAGCTTGTACCTGTTGAATATATAGAGCTTGAACTTGTTACGCTGATATCTTGTGTATAGTTTGTACCGTCTGTACTATATGATAAAGTATAGGCTGACCCTGTGAATGCTACTTTGACATAATAATCTGTATTTGCTTGTATATTAAATGTTCCTGTTGCATTAGAACCGTTTGCAATATCCCAACTTGAACCCGTTGAAGATAGATACAATCTAAAATGAGAAGAAACAGTTAACAATGACATGCTTTGGGTACTTGTGCAATATATTATTTGTTCGGGTGTTAAGTCGTTTCCTGTCTTAACCTTAAATACCATTTCCCAAGTATCGGTCGATGGCGCAAAGGTGTCTTTTAAAGTGGCGTAATCGCTTGCGCTAAAACCTGATAAAATACAGTTATCATTTGTAAGGCCGCCTGCAATATTAACATTTGGTTTTGAAATGGTATTTTCAAGGGCTGAATTATAAAAATCATCCATATAATCAACAAACCAAGAATATGAACCCTTTAATAATAAAGAGCCATCTAAAGGATAAAGTCCGGCGGTTGTTAAGGGTGTTGTTGAATTTATAATAGCTCCGGTATCAAAACCGCCCTCTGCCGAATCAAAATCAATAGTGCTGTTGCTTGATTGATTTAATGTGATTGTGCCTTTTGTAATGCCCCCTTGTGTAAATGTTATTGTTGAATTGTTTACGGTTGGAATGTCTGTACTTCTTGCAATATTACTGCTTAATCTTGCATCTGGAATCAAGCCCGTTGTACCATCTAATAATTGATAGTTTTGGGTAGAACTGAAACCAAAGTTTAAAGTGTTAGCCGTTGAATTTGTTCCCTGTCCGATTTGAATAGCGTAGTTAGCTGAAGCCTTTGAACTTCTACCCAAAGCAATCGCAGTTGAGCCGCCGGCATTTGCATTTGTACCGATTGCGGTTGAGTGATTTCCGGCTACGACACTACTTACCCCGATATTAATAGAGTTTTGTTTATCGGTTGCCGTACCTAAAATTGTAATAGCATTTGAACCTGTTGCGGTATTTGCTATATATCCATCTGGATTTGTGGCGTTATAAGGGGTATAGCCTAAAGCCGCTATAACGTCGGTTGATGAAGTTAAGGGCAAACTCCAAGCAGTATATGCGCTTGTTGAGGTTAACCATCTTCTATAATAAAAGTTTGCTTTATCGCTTGACGGGAATCCTGCAATTATAACCTGCGGTTTATATTGTCCGTTGAATTGAATTAAAACCCCGTAATATTTTGATGAATCGGGAAAGTCTGCGTTGGTTGCGCCGTTTAAAGTATAAACCCCCGTTGTAAGGGAATTTAAATCACTTGTGCTTGTTAAATTGCTAACCAAATGCAACATACCGACATTTTCTAAAGCAACACCGCTTTGAGCGTTGGTTGATACACCGCTATAAGTTTGGTCAACAGTCGGAGTATTTGATAAATCGGCATAGCTTCCGCTCGTTGCAACATTAGCCAACCCTGAAATATAGCTTGCGCTTAATTTATTTGTAGCTGTAATTTCTTCTTGTAAGCCTGTTATATTTGCTACGCCGCTTCCATCTACAATAGAAGTGCCGTTAATTTGTACGTCGGATACATCACCGCCACCGCCGCCTCCGCCTTGACCTTTAAGGTTGTGAAAAGCAAAGTCAAAAGTTCTTGCTAAAGAAGTTCCGCCCATGGTTACGTCAACATAAGGGACGCCTGTATTATTGTCAACACTTGCTGTTACGCCCGTGATTTCTGCGCTTTGTCCGTCTTGACCGTCCTGTCCGTCTGTTCCGTCTTGACCTGCTGCGCCTGTTTCGCCTTTTAAATTAGTGAAAGCAAAATCAAAAGTTCTTGCCTGTGAAGTCCCTCCGGTTGTAACAGTTACGGCTGGTGTTCCTGTGGTATTTGTTACGCTTGCCGTAGCTCCTGTTATTTCTGCGTTAGTGCCATCTTGACCGTCCTGCCCGTCTTGACCGTTTAGAATATCTGCGCTTGTTGTTCCGCTCGCATTCGTTACGGTTATTGTTGCCCCTGTTTCGGTTTGTGTAACTTCTGCTGTCGGGCTTATGCCGTCCTCGCCATCCTGTCCATTAGTTACGGTATAAGTTTTTGTTCCACCATTTGTATAATAAATAGTGTATGTATCAACCAGCCCAACCGTTGATGTTTTTTCAATTCTTTGTATACCGTTTCCGGTGGGGCCATATATTGGTGTAGTTGCAATACTTTCTAATATAATTGGGTCAGCTTGAACTTCAATCTCAACGCTTCTTGGTGAATCATCATCAAGCGATATATTTATAGAATCGGTCATTATTCGCCCTCAACAACTTTATAATCAACTGTAAACTGTGGAAACTCATCTTTAACAATTTCGCCATCAATAATACGCGCCCTTGGTAGTATTGTATCTTCTGAACCATCAGGCCCGCATATTTTAACACCATAAACCCACTCACCAACAGGCAAAGAATTACTTACTGTTTCATTTATGGCAAATAAAGCAACGCCCGTACTTTGTACGAAATCTGTTGCTTCAATTTCTTGAACAACAACATTTGTATCGGGGTTATATAATGCAATAAAAACAGAATAATCTTTGTCTTGTGGTATTTTAGAAAATGTAATATTGCCGGTGTCTCCTTGGCGCATATATATATTTTTTCCTGCCGCATAAATAGCCATATTAATTAACCCCCTTAACAGGGTAAAATCTACCCTGATAAATAGAACCCGTCCAACTTAAAGAATCATTTTTAGATAACGGAACAAGGATAGAATATGCTGAATATGTTTGCGCTGACCGCCCCGCATAGTTTCCATTAACCGTAACATTACCCAAATTTCTATCAGCTATAAAATATCCGTTAGTTGGTGCCACAAAGGGTTTTCCTGAAATTGTTATACCGCTTTCATAATCCGGCATAATATCAGAAATTATATTACTTGTGTTTTTATCGCCCGAACTTTCAATTCCATAATAGTATATTTCTTCAATATTATTGCTGCTATCGGTTACATACGATCCGATTTGTCTATAATAAATATATCCGGATGGTAGAGTTGGATTTGATGAATCTGTTGAAATTAATATATCTGTTGATATGTTATTGCTGATTATATATACATAATAGGTAAGGCTCGCCCCCTGTGATAAGTTTTGTTTGGTTGTGGCTGTCCCCAAAATAAGTATTTTAGTTCTTGTATTATCGTAACAGCTTCCGGCTGATATCGTGATTGATTTATCGTCTACTTTTGTTATTATTAATCCATCTATATAGCCCGAATATGGGAAATTTCCGCCTACGTTAACCCAACTTGCGGATGTTCCGTTGGTTGTTAAAAATTTCCCTGCGTTTGATGTTTGATCGGGCATAAATGAGTCAACATAATTTTTTGATTCCAAAACGCTTGCATCAACAAAATCCATTAGCTCTGAAAAATTATAATTGTAATCGCTTGCTTTGGATTTTTGCCCTGCAACAGCTTGTTTTAGTGTTGGTCTTTCTGCCATTATTAGCTCCTAATTTTTATATTTTTATTATATTTGTTTGCAAATCGGACTCTTTGTTCAAGAATTACTGCCACGGGGCAATTAATGTTGCAGGAACAACACGCCTTGAAACATCACCAACAACCCCTCCAATGTTTTGTAAAAGCGCAGGAAGATTTGATTGGTTGTATTTTCTTACACCCAGTAAAGCAGGTTTAATTAAATTCTTTGCAAAAGTAGTTGCGCCAAGGAAATTTCTGCCTGTTTCTATATTTTTCAATAAATCCATTGCTGCATTAATATCATCAATTTTATTCAAAAATGGTTCATATCCATTTTTAACAAGTGTTTTTTCAAGGTCTTGTATGTTTCTATTTGTATTGCCCTTTGTAACTGTTGAATTGTAATTTTTAAGAGCAGAAGATGCAGAATCAATATTATTAGAATTGTTTAATATCCTCCTTATGCCCTCATTTTTTTGAAAGTCCATTAAATCTGAATAAACCTTGTTTGCTTCTTTTAGTTCCGGAGACAGACTCGCAATTTTTTCAGCATTTACTCCATAAATTTGCTCTAAAACATCGTTTTTTAATGCCGCCCCCGGCTTATCCCAATCAACCATATTGGAAATATTTTTGTTGATGTCGTATAGTTCTTTCGGGGTTATTTGATTTTCTGCTTTTGCAATATCGGGCATATTGCCACCAAGCAACTCTTCAATTTTTGCAAGTTCTTTTGTTGTAGCGTTTCTTGCAGGATTTAACGCAGGATTTTTGCTCAATGAATAGTTATTATAAATTTTGTCATAGTCTTGTAAAACATCAGCCGCTTTGAATGTTTGATTTTCGGGCAAATCAGCTAATAATCTTCCGACCTGATTACCCTTATCAGCTAATAGTTGGTTATAATCAGCCCTTATTCCCTCTGTTGCATCCATTAAAAGATTTTGTGCAGAATTTTCAGTTAAATCAAGCGCTTTTGATGTTGGTTTAATCACCTGCTTTATGGTTTCAGGTTTTAAACTTGTTATAGCTTCCAACCCCCTTTTAGATACATAGTTTATTGGTTTGCTTAAAAGTTTGCCAACATAAGGAACGCCACTTACTGCACCAGCTAATGCAGTTCCGCCTAAAGCACCTTTTCCAACATCACCGATACCATTTTTTAAACCCTCTAATGCCCCCGGTATCGCTCCGAGTTTTGCGGAATTTAACAACCCCGTGCCAATTTTTGTAGCAAGTGAAGCATTTTTGGCAGCCGCAACGGGTTCAAGACCCGGAATCGCGCTTAATCCAGTATATCCCAATACATCAAGCGCAAAGTCTTGTACCGGTGTTGGATTATTTTTCCTATATTCCTTAACTTTATCCATGTTTTTATTAAATGCTTCTTTTATGGATATATTATCTCTTTTTGCAATTTTCGGTGCTGCAATAGCTGAAGCAACAATATTTTGTGAGCCTTTATAAAGTCCCGACGGGGTAACATCTACGCTAATACCGCCTGATATTGGAGCTTGTTCTTGTGTGGAATCTTCAATAGGCGTGCTTTTAAATTCAGCAATTTTATTATTCATTCTTGCTTGAATATCATCATCGCTTAAACCTTGTTCTCTATAATGGTTTATTGTTGCACCGACTTGTTCTTTAGTAAAGCCATTTTGTTCAAATAACCTTGCATCATCTTCTGAAATATTTATCATTAGAACGCCCACCCCTCTGTATTACCTGTCGGTTGTTGTACTTGTGCTTGAACATTTATTGAATTTCCGTACTGCAACATTCTGTCTTGTAACAAATCATATATTGCGTTCATTTTACCTTGTTTTTGTGCCCTTGTATCACTCAATGTCGGCATTGATTCTTTTATTCTTGCAATATCTTGGTCTGATAAGACACCTTTTTCACCACCTAAATCTCTTGCTATTTTATTTAACAACAAACTTGCTTGTGAGTTAAAATTAGCCTCATCGGGTGTTAATGTGTTTAATTTGCTACTTATACCACCTGCAACTCTATATCTGTATGGATTATCTACCTTGTCAAAAGAACTCGAAAATCTATCAAGTTGATTTTTTATAGCGTTTAAACTGTTTACATTTTCTTGAATTTTTTTATCACCTTGGTTTTTGTTTAACATATTTTGTATTTGCATTTTCTTATATGCAATATCATACGGCGCTAATTCCCGTCTTAATCCCAAATTATCTAATGCAACTTGCGGTGAAACTTGAAGCGCATATTGTTTATAGGGTAGCAATTGTTCATTCAAGTCTGTATTTCTTGTTTGGTTACTGTCTTTAAAGTTAATATCTCCAAAATCACCAAAGTCGGTATTTTGTATAATATTTGCCATTGCCATATTCGCCGTATTGTTATCTATTTGTCCTGATGCATGTGCTTGTCTAATCAAGTTCATTTGTTTTATCGCTTGGTCTTGTGTTAGTTTTCGATTTTTATAGTAATTACTAGCCAAATTCTTATAAATATCGCCTGTTAAATTGCCCCTAATTTGACTTAAATCTTCGTCTGTAAATCCTGCTTGCTTTAACTGGTTTCTGTAAATTTTATCTTCTGTTTGCGCATTTTGTCTGCCCACAAATGCAGTTAATCCCTCTTGCAAAGAATTATCATATCCTAATGCAGAGTTTAACCCTGCCGCTAGCAACCCTCTGCCTAATGGCGAATCAATAAATCGTCCTACGCTTCCAAAACCCTCACCAATTTTAGTAGCCCAGTTTTTATTTTGCGGTACAAGGTTATCAACCTTAAAACCGTTATTATAGTTTTCCGAATAACCCCTTGAAAAATCATCAAAAAAGCCGCCCTGTCTTGGACTTGTCATAAGACCGCCCTGCATAGGATAACTGTTAAATTGTCCCGTTTTTGCAAGTTCTATTTCTTCATTGTTTTTGGGAATGTTAATTTTTAATTCTTTTTGAGCATCTGCAATTTCCGGAACTCCAAAATTTAAACCCTGTGCAATTCCCTCTTTGTATTGATCTAAACTCAACCCTGTTTCTTTTGGCTGGTTTAATAAGCTTTGCATATATGGTTGATTTTCTAAAGAATCCAAATAATTTTGTATTCCGGATGGATATTTATCCCCTCCGGTGCTTATTGTTTGAGTAGAACCGAACAGGGCATCCGCTAAAGAACTGCCAAAATTTCCCGCCTTTGTTTTAAAATTATTTAAAAAATTAACCGCCATTTTGTTTTCCCTTTTTTGTAATTTACAAACTGATTAATCCTTGATGCTCATCACCCATACCAATTGGGAATATTAATGTAGTAGCCCAATCATTATCTTCAAGCCCTAAGTTATCTTTTAAACTATAACCGAGACCATATAAAGCGCCGCCTAAAGCACCCCATGGGCCAAATGATGAACCCATACTTGCTCCTTGCAGGGGATATATTGTACTTTGTTCAAGGTCTGAATATTCTGAATCATCTTTTCCCATAATTCCGTTATAGCCTGTTTTGGCTGCCCCCCCTATTGCTCCCCAGGGTGCGCCTCCACCATTACCGGAGCCAAAACCCTTAAAGGATAAATTTTCAGCACTTCCAAGGCTCATATCGGATGCACCGCTTGCAAGACCATTACCAATACTTGAAGTTGCGGCACTACTTGCACCTTTATTAAATAAACCTGAATCTTTTAATCCTCTAACTAAACCGCTTGCACCCTTAAAGAAGCCTGTTGCGCCCTCTGATAAATCCTCGTTCTTTTGAACGCCCCCCTGGAGGGGGGAAACTCCTCCATAATTAAAATTATCTTGTCTGTTGTTAGAAGAAAGGGCGTTTGCAAGTTTTTCAGTATTTTCTTTGTTTCGGTTTTTATTATAAAAAGTCATCATTGCCATTTTGATTAATCCCCTATGATTTTATAGAACTTGCTAAGCTACCGGCGCCACCTAATAAGCTACCGGCGCCACCTAATAAACCGCCAATACCGCTCGATTTTTGATTTTTAGCAAGATTGTAATTTGCAATAGAATTTGCTAATGCCTGTGATAATCCCGTTGTACCTTTGGACATATCGTATACGGTAGTATAAGGCATCATAGCAGCCATATAATTTTGTAGTTGCTGATCTCTGTAATCGTTTTGTCTTTCGTATTCACTTGTTGCAAGGTCATTTGCAAAACCTCTGTATACATCTTGTGCGGTTGAACCCCTTAATAAATTACGGCTCATTGCAGGATTAAGATATTTGTTTTCAAGCATTCCCCGCATTTTATTTGTATAATATTCATCACCCCGTTTATAATCCGCAGATTCATAATTTGGGTTAATGTAGTTATTTAATGCCGGTATTGCCTGATTTTCAGTAACACCTACTAATTGTTTTTGAAAATTTGTAGGTTTAAAAGTTGAACCAGCAGGGCCCGTTGTTGATGAGCCAAAAAGCCCCGTATTCACGGTTGTTGTTGGATATACGGCAGCGCCTTTATTTTTTTTACCCATATTGTTTGCACCTCTTATATAAATCATTATCAATCATTTTAAAACCGGCTTTTAATAAGCATATTTTTGCTTCTTTTTTGTCTGTATCAGCATATATATCTATATCGAATGAGTTACACAATGCTTTTATTGCATCAATATTTTCTTGCATATTTTTTCTTACTCCGGCACCTGATAAAAATAAACGATTATCCTCATCCATATACATATTTGCATAGCCTTTTAATTTGCCGTCTTTTTCATCATAGAAACAATACAAATGAGGATTGTTTATAATAAACTCATAATTAAATAGCCCGTCATCCATTGGGCGGTTATCAAATAACTCTTTAAATTCTTTTTCATCTCTTATTTTGTCTATAATCATTATTTCCTGCCTATTGTATCCGTTTCTTGCGTAATTCCTTTTAATTCAAAAGAAGTTATTGAAAAATCATCCCCTCTGTCTTTTGTTCGCAAAGTAAATCTTAAATAATACCAGTTCGATATAAATTTGCCCTTGATTTGTTGGATAATTGAGTCAGATTCAGAGGGGTAAACCTGAACATCCCAAATTTCATTATCGGGTGTTGATTCGTCTTGCGCTGTATCATCACCCCATACGGCACCTTTTGAATAAGCACCGACTTTTTTCGTTTTGGTTTTTTTGCCATCTATTTCGCAATCAATATAAAATACGTTGTTATAATCTTGAACAACGGATATAAGCGGTTGCATTTCCATTTCTTTCATATTGGAAAAAGAACCCAAATCGATTAACTGCATGGAATATTTTGCAGGATAATATACTTCATCAAATACACATATATTGCCGGCCTTTTCTCTAAAGCACTTACTGCCGCCGGTAGAATATACGTTATTGTTGTATACAAAATAACTTGTTAAATCTTGGCATACACGCTCTGTCCATTCACCAATATAATAATCAAATATAAGTTTAAAACTATTTGATAAAAGCCAAATTTCAGACCTGTTATTGCCGACATAAGAAACCATTTGTAATTTGTTTACATCATTAAAAAACTTTTGCACTTCTGGCGCTAATGGTTCTCCTAATACTTTTTGACCGTAGTTATTTTGCATATAGTAATAAATATTTTTTTGCCTGTTATCGTAGAAAAATAAATATTTATCGTGTTTGCACCACGATTCAAAACTCATACAACCGCCCAAAGAAGCATCTTGCCTTACTGCCGTATCGGAATCGGACATATTTCCTGATAACATAGTAGAATCTTCTTCTGTGAATACAAGCAGGGCATCAATATAAGGAATAACTGCGGTTATCTTCTTACCAAATAATTGATACCAAGGTTTATTTGAATCTGTTGGTGTAACATAATCAAAATCTGTAATATCGCCCTTTCTTGAAGCTAAAACAACGCCCTCATTACATCCGATAACTAAAGAGCCGTCTTGTTCGCATAGCGCTAATCCTGTTACGTCTGCGCCATCATATTGGGGTGTTAATTGTACGACCGATTCATTTGGGTATAATTGGACAGAATAATATTCAATTCCATTTGTAAACACAAACACATCATAAGCGCCATCTATCATTGTTATTCCGTTTGCTTGTCCGGTTAAGGTTAAACCATCAACAAGCAATGTATATTCACCAAGTGTCGGATTAAAATATACAAGCTTGCCCTCTGTGTCATCTTCAACATAGAACATAAGGTATTTGACACCCTCTTGTGTTGATTCAAAACCCTTAACAATGGTGTGGTCTTCATATTCGTATGCTTTATAATTTCCAAGTGCTGTTTGTATAACAATTCCGGCATCATAGCTTGATGGCGCAAAGTCGATATTTTGGCAAGTTGTTGCGGATATTACACCCCCTTGTGCTATACCGTTACGGGTTCTTATACCCTTAAATGTATTAAATCTGAAACTAACCGGATTCGGAAAACTTGCCATTTTCAACCTCAAAATATAGTAAATATTGTGTCTGTATCAACTGATTTAGATCCTTTTAAAAATGTCTGCCATCTTTGCTCGAATATTGCAAGTGTCGGCTGCCATCTTGGATTTGATTGTTTTCTCATATTTGTTGCTAAAACATAATATTCTAAAGCATCAAAATATAAATGTTGAAACTGCTCCGGCATTCTTAAAGTTGAACCCGGTTGAATGATATAAGAATAAGTGTTATCTGTTAATATTATGTTTTTTGTTGAATTATATTCAATTTCAACATTATAGGCAATTTCGGGTGTTGGATAGAAATATATTTTAAGCGGATTAAAGTTTATTGTGTATCTATCGGGGCGGCCTTTTGCATCAGCCAATAATGAAATACTTTCAACATACGGTAATTGAACAACTTGTCCATTGTCTTTAAGTATTACTTGCGTAACCCTGCCATCGGGCAAGGAATAAGCATTTTGATTTTTGGTTAATACAATTTTTTTGTTGTATTTATTAAAGGGAAAATCATCACGATTTGATAATTCTGTATGGCATCCTTGCTGTACCCTCCTTAAAGATATAAACTCTTCCGAATTTGTATCTTCCATATCTTCCGGGTCAATCATAGACATTGGAATTGTAGCAGCATCAATTAATGACTGGTCAAATGTTTTTCCCATTATTTTTTCTTTCTAACCGTTTTTTTAACCGGCTCTTTAACTTCTTCTTTTTCTTCTTTTTCAACTTGTTTTGTTTCTTTTTTCGGTTTTATACCCGTTAATCTTTTAATAACAAGTCCGTTGTATTCAATTTCTTCTAAGCCATCTAAAAGCTTTTGTTTTTCGATTGCAGGCAAAATATTATTAATTATTTCACCTGATTCAATACTTTTATTATCTTTACCTTTGGTATGTACTTCATAATTAAAAGCATCGGTAAAAATAAGTTTTTTTAGCATTGTTTTTTCTTTTGTTTCTTCATTTCCTAATAATTTGTCTTCATCTGTCATCATAATAAAGTCCTTTATTGTCTTATACGGAATATCTAAGTTGCAATTTTCAGAATATTTATACAGATATACACAATCTTTGATTGAGTTTATCCCCTCTATATTTAGTTTACTTGTTGCAGAATCGGGGTTAGTTGCAACGAGTAAAATATTTGTATATCCTTTTAAATATAGGTAATCAACACAATGAACAAGCGTTGTATATCTTTTGGGTAAATAACACCCGTTAATCACTCTTTCTTTGTTTAAATCATAATTAACAGACACAACAGGGCAAGTATCGCACTTCAAACATTTATCAACTATATTGTCGGCACACAACCTTATATCAGGCTTTAAATCAGCACAATAATAATTGCAAGCTATCTTATATATATCTGTATTTTTTAATAGTTCTTTTTCTTCTGTTGTTACGGGTGCATATGTTAATATAATTGCTTTCATGCAAACTCCAACATTTTCGATTTGTTTGAACCGCAAAAATGCAAAATTTTGGGATCTGTCTGAAACCTTGTTCCATAATCACGCTCATGACAATAATTCCATTTTTCGCTAACCAACTTGATTTTGTTATGAAATACCCAATTTATAATTGTTTCGTCGGCGCTAAATGGTTTTTGTTTGCCTATTGCACCTTTCCAATTTTCAAGTATCTGTTGGAAATAATTTTCTTTATTCATTAACGGAATATTAAACATCATTACACCAGATGCTACATAATACGGTAAGTCCAATTGTTTTGCTTGTATATCCGAATAATTATGTCCCCTGCAAGCCAACAAATAATTGTCTTCAAAATCAGAATTATACAGTTCGCTTACATCAGATAAACAAACTGTATCAACATCAACATATAGAGCACGCTCTAATTCGGGAAATACTTTTGGTATTAACAGCCTTAAAAAAGTTGCTTTACTAACATGTGGATAACCGCATAAATCATCAGTAAATTCTTTAAGCAAATTTTTTTTATCTTCTGTAATTTCGTAAAATTGTATATCTTTATTGTGTTTTTGAAAACTGTTTTTACTAATATTTAATAAATTTTCCAGTTTTTTATCATGACAATATATTATGTTCATATTACCCCTTAATCCCTTTCAAGCAAGGGGCCTAAAGCCCCCGTTGCAAGAAAGGTGATCAAAAATTAACCGTGAATCAAATCAGAATTTGCAACTTTAGATGTAACGATACAATCAGCGTTTGCAACTTTACCACCATATACTTGTAAGGCTTTTACTTTGTGATGGAATGAGTTTTCAGCTTTGATTATATCTGTTTCGGTAATTTGTTCTGCGTATGTAATAGCATCAGATGTCATTGCAACGATAGTTTGAGAGTATGTTGCATCAGAACCTGTGCCTGCTTTATTTGTTGCCATGTTAGTATCAATAAATACATCAAATCCGCCTAGTTGACCGATTGAGCCTTTTCTTAATACTTCTGCGCCAACTGCATTTGCCATAAATTGAGCTGTTTGTTTAACAATACCCTCAACTTCGGGTGTGATGATTAAAGCCGGTCTTTTGCCTCTGTAATCCTTGCCGTCAATAATAGCATTTTTACGGGCTAAAACAGCATACATTGCACAAACTTCACCCCAGATATTATCTTTAGAAATTGATAATGCTGAATCGGAATTACGTTTTGTTCCTGCGTTTGTTGTTGCTAAACCATATAAGAATAAGTCTTTAGTTTGAGAAAATGCAACTGCCATTCTTTCAATGTGTTTATTGATTAAATCAACATTAGATTGTACTTTTTCAATTTCATCAACAGTATAAGCAACATATTTTTGTTGATTAACTTCTAAATATTGTTTATCGCCTGTTGGATCTTCAAAAGTAATTCCAGAGAATCCAGTTGCAGTCGGAGCATAATCTCTAACTGTTAAATTGCCCAAAGTATAGAAATATACTTTATCGCCTTTGTTTTTGATTGCACCCTCATAATCACGATTAACAATGTCGTTATAAACACCGTGATTATCCAATGCTATGTTTAATTTTTCTGACCATATTTCAGGAGTAAATCCGCCTGTTGAAACTGCAATACTTGTCATAATTTAGTTATCCTTTCATTAAAATTGCATCAACCCTTTTTTGATCGCCTTTAAACTGTTTAACCAGTTTTGTATAAAGGCCCGGCGTATTTCTTATTTCTTCCGCCGTTGGCAAGGTTGATGTTTGTTTTTGTAATACCGTTTCGCCGTTTGGTACGGTGGCATTTTGTTTTTGGGTTTCAGCTTTTTGTTTTGCAAGATATTCTTTAACGCCAAGTTCTTTGATTTTATTTATGGCGTTTGTCGTTGCTTTAACATCTACCGTCCCCGTATAATCAAACATTGCTTTGACTATGCCAAACACCTCTTCCGAATAGTTTTCACTTTCGGGGGAAACCAGTTCATTAAGTTCCGGCACATGTCCGATTTCTGCCGCTACCATATCGGCTCTTTTTTGCTTATCTTTCGCTAACTCTTTATCAAATACGTTTTTAATTTGGCCCTGTAATTCTTGTTTTTTTGTTGCAATAGCCTCAACAAGATCAGACCTGAAATAATCTTTAACTTGATTGAGTTTTGCGTTATAAGCGTATGAGTTTGATGGATTGTAAAGGGCTTTTGCTTCTAATAAAAGTTTTTCGACTTCTCTGCGTGTTTCCGGTTCAAGCTGTCTTGCTAAATTGTCATAAGCTAAATACTCCTCATTATCGAGCCTCATTTTGTAATTTCTTTCAAATTCAGGATTGATTTTCCCGTCCGTTACGGTTTTGGGTTGGAGTTTGCTTTCAAGCTCTTCAATTCTTTTAGCCAGTTCGGCTTTTTCTTGTGAAACCCTCGTAAAACTTGCTTGATTGTCTTTGGCTCTTTGTTCCCAGTCGATAACTTCTTTTTGTTCTTTACCCTCTTCCACATTTTCAGCCGATTCATCCGCACCGTTTGCAGGTTCTTGCTCTGTATTCTCAGGAGTCTGTTTTTCAACAGGTTGAGAATTTTCCGCAGATTCAAGAGGAGTCTGCTCTGTGGTGGTTTCTACGGGAGTTGAAATTGTTTCTTCCATTTTTTTTCCTTTCGTTTGCTTGCAAATTTAGGCAACAAAAAAGCCCTACAACAGACCTTTTACAGTCTGTCATAGGGCTTGTTTGCTACTTAAATTTTGCTAACTTGCTACACTAATATTCTTTTTTTACAAGTAGCAACCCTTTAGGAGTTGCTTTTAAGACGTATTCTTTGCCGTTGTATTTAATTACCATAGGCAAAATGTCTTTATTGACTTCGATTGCTTTCATATAAACAAATTAGCATATTTAAAAACGAGCGCATTTAAACCGCTTAAAGAAATTTTTTACTTTATCTATAAAATTTGTTACTCCACTAAACTCAATTTCTGTATTCGGCTCTTGCAATGTAAAATCGATGTCTAATAATATCATTTCTTTTACATCACCTTTTTTATCTTCATAAACAAGACGATGACCGTTATTCCAACCTAAAATTGGGTATATATCACCAATTTTAAAAGTTTTTCCTTCATAAGTTCCGGCTTTGGTGCATACCACTTCACCAAATTGTTTCATTTCTTCCTCCTTTTTAATTATTACTTATTCTGCTAAATAGTCAGATAGTGTTTTATTTTCTTTTTGCTCGAGCAAAGCTCTTTTAAAAGCATAATCCATTAACTTTTTTCTTGTGGCATTGGGATTATTTTTTACATAGTTAATACCAAGTTCATTATTTCTAAAGTCTTTGACATTATCCTGATTGCCTGTCCAAAAGTCACCCGTTTCTTTAATCAACCCCAAAATTCTTGCAGTTGGTATTCCATATGCCTGCGATGTTCTCGCTAATCCGGTAATATGCCGCATTGTATTTTTTATATCTTTCCAATTTTCCATATTATTAATACCGTTTTGCTTATAATAATCTTCCAACCCCCTGTTTGTATCCCACCATAACCCCAGTGGTGCAAGTGGCAAATATTTTGTTGGGTATTTCACAAAGAAATTATTTAAAAATTCGTCTTTATTCATTGATAAATCCTTGTTTTTTGATATAATATAGATATGATTAAGAGTTTAAAAATATTTAAGATGATATTTATAATTTTGGCTTTTTGGGGTTTGACTTTTGCAGCCTCACTTATTTTAATGGCTTTTTTAATGTTTTAGTTTCACTTTTCTTCAAACCTCTCATCATCAATTAAAATAATATCTCTTAATAACCTGTTCATACCCTTAATCTGCTCTGACGGTGTTTTTTCCTGATTAGAGTAAGAACATATTTTATCTTGCAAATATTCAATTAGATTAATCTTATGCGTATTGTATTTGTTCTGTCGCACCCACGCTTTGAGTATTTTGAAGTCCATTATTGCCTCCTTGTTGCTGCATTTGCATTATTTGTTGTGCCTGTTGCAAGATAGGTTGAATATTTTGTATAACAGCTCCCTGCAACTGTTCAGGCATTTGTTTTATAAAATTAGCCGCATTATCAATTTGCATTTCCGATTCAGTTTTAAAGAACTTATCAGGATTATCAAAACCTGTCATTTCAAGCCCTGTTTTTAACGCTTCTTTCCAATCAATCATTTGAGCTAATTCCGGGTTTTCAGCCGCCGATGATAACATACTAAATGCTTCCTGAAATTTCGCGCGCCTGTCGAGTAACGAGTTTCTATCTTCATAAATATAATCATATTGAGCCTGTCTTATGGCGTTTGTTATTTCCACTTCTGTTCTTTGTCCTTTATCGTCAATAAATATAATTTCAGAGCCATCTTTAAACATTGCCAATAGTTCGGCCACATTTTCAATCACTTTTAAATTAATCTGATAAATCTTATCAAGTTTCATAGCTATACGAGAATCAGAGCCATTGCGCGCAAGTTGCATTTCCGTTGCCGTTCTTTTACCTTGTGCGATATTTCCCATAATGTTTGCGTTAATACTTGAAGCATCCGAAATATCATTAGCAATTAAACCAACAATATCACCAATGCCGGAGCCGTCAAATTTCATAGCTTGAGGGAATCCTCCCTGATAAGAATTGTCATAAACATAGCATTTGCCCGGTTCAAGTTCTACTTTTTTATCTTTGTATTTTTCTTTTACAAAATCTTCATTAACCCATATAGGAGGATTAGCGTTTAATTTAGATATATCGCCCAAAACATTAATTAAATCTTCTTTACCTTGGCACATTTCTAAAATAGATTTTAAGGGACTTATTCCCCTGCCTGTTTCGGGGTTTATTTGTGTTGCATCCCAAACAAAAGGACATATAAATACGGGGTTTTCTTCAAAATAAATTAAATATTTTCCTGCAAAAACCTCTGCTACGATATTATGGTAAATTGTTCCGTTGAATTTTATATCACCCTGAAAATATAATGTTTCGTATAAATCGCCGTATTGTGTTTTTGTTGCCAATGTGCTTTCATTCTCAACATCAACAGCTTTTGTATCGTCATCATTTTCAAGATCTGATATCTGTTCTTTTGTTAATGTATAAATTGGATTATTTTTAATTTCTTCAACACTTGCAAAGCGTTTATAAATCTTTGGACATTTCAGCCAACTTTCCTCATCCCCATAGCGATATTTTGCAGCATCAAAATTAAACATCATAGGGTCAATAGCCAATATATCGGCATTTTCTTCTTTTGGCAATTCAAATTCAATATAACCCTGATAAGGATCAAATCTTTTAACTTTTTTAACTCTTTTTTTCCAATCTGTTTTATATACAAATTCGCCATAGCAAGCCCAGTTATCTGTTGCTTTATCAAATTGCACCCCTGCATTCATTTTTTTAAGTGCATAAACAACGGCTTCTTTTTGCGCTTCTGCCATATCTTCTGTTTCTTTTGAGGTTCCTGCTACATCAAACATTTGTTCTTCATTGGACCAAATTTCCCTCCACATAACAGATTTCATACTGTCCCAAGTGGTATAAATTTTATTTTCTTTAATGTCAGACCGCCAAACTTCTTTCTTGTTTCTCGGTGCCTGATTCATTGCAATTAAACTTTGTATTTTTTGAGCATCGCTAATTTGACCGCTTCTTTTGTTGTGCAAGTTTCCCCAAAGGTCAATAATCAGATTAGCAAGCTCGTCTCTATTATCTTTACTTAATTTCTTAAATTTACTTTCTTTTTCTACTTGTATATCAGGCATACAATTTCCCCTATTTTGTCTATAAATTCATTATGACAATTTATAAATCGGGCATTTTCTTAACATAATCCTCAATTCTTAACGGGAAATAATACTCAATTAAATAGCTTGCAGCATCAAAAGGATGTTCTAAAAATTTTAAAGTATTGTCTGTTTTTATAGCTGAGTATGTCGGAACATCAACCTCATCACTTCCAACCTTATATTTTAGATTTCTGCAATTATAAATAAGTTTTTCGCATTTCGGATCAATAATTATTTTTCTTACTCCGTTATAATCTTTTACCATTGCATTAAATGAAGCTATGCGGTTTTTAATTCGGGGATTAAACGGCCTTAAATGTAAAAGTATTGGATTATACGGGTAATGTCTTCTTAAAGCATTTCTTATAATAACGTAATTTGTTCTTTCGCTTTGCGTGCTTCTGTTATCACCGGAGGCATCACCGTTTATTATAATTGTTCCTTTATGATTCGGATATCTTTTAATAACTTCTGCTATTGTCTGTTCCGTGCTTGCATTTTCTAATATAAATTCATCAAAATAAAATACTTTATCTTCTGTTTTATGGGCCAGAATACAACTCATAGGATCTACGTTAAAATCCCAAGTTAAATGCAACGGCATATCGGGCTGATAAATAACAGAATGTATATTATCATTCGTAAACCCTTTGACAACTAAACCGCTTGTATAATCCCCAAATTCCCCCAAAACATTAATCTTGTAATATTGTTCATCATAAGCGTTTTTAAGAGATTCCACAAAGTCAGGAGCTAAAAATTTATTTTGTGTTGTTGGTGCTTGAATCAATCTATAATTTTCTTGGCGTTCTTCAACAAAGTATTTATAAATCCATCCTTTTGTGCTTTCGGGGTTAGTATGTCCGAATAATCTATACCTAAAATCTTTTTTTTGCCATTCGGGCTTAATTGTTTGTCTTAAACGGCCCAATAACATTTTAAACGTACTTTCGGGAATATCTGACATCTCTTCTAATTCTATAAAACCCAAATTCAAAGATTTTAATTTGTTTGGCTCTTCCATATGCCTGAATAATATCTCCGAACCGTTTTTAAATGTTAATTTGCTTTCACTTGTTTTAAATTCGTAATGATACCCTACTCTAAAACCCATATTATCTAAATGCTCAAAATATGTTTTAAGTGTTGTATCTCGAACAAGTGGATATGTTAAAGCCCCTACAAGCCCTGTTATACCATCATATTTTAAAGCCAATAAAATACCCAATAAAGAACCGCAAAATGTCTTACCTGAATTATGATTTATAAACCCCTGTGAAATATAACAATTCGTAAAAGGTATGTGTATATCATAGTACAAATCCTCCTTGATGTATGTTATACTTTCAATATAATCTTTGGAGGGGGGTTCGTTTAATGAAATTTCAAACAGATTATAAAGCTCTTGAACAAATAACAAAACTAGCTGCACAAGGCTTATCATCAAAAGAAATAGCAAAGATTGTAGGAAAAACACCAAAGGCAGTTCAGAAGTATTTTCGTAGGCACAATATTCCTTGTTTAAAACAGGGCGGTCCGACGGGTGAGAGAAACGGAGCTTGGAAAGGTGGCAAACAAATCGATAAAAGAGGTTATGTCTTGCTAAAAGCCCCCGGCCACCCATTTGCAAATTCTCACGGTTATGTTCGTGAGCACCGGCTTGTGATGGAGGCACACCTTGGTCGTTATCTTCAACCAAATGAGATAGTACATCATAAAGACGGCAACTATTCAAACAATGCAATAGAAAATCTTGAAATTTTTTCATCAAATTCAGAACATTTGAAAAAAACCTTGAGCGGCAGAGTTCCGAATTGGAGCGTTGAGGGTTTTGAAAAAATGGTGCAGAATGGATATAGAGTGGGTGCTTGGCAGAAGCAGAAAGCTCGTAAAGCGACTTAAACCCCCTATCGGTTAAAAACTTATGGTTTTTTGTGCATATTATTCTATTCCCGTTTTTTGTTTTAACTTCGTACAGTTTCTTTTTGCTGTATTGTTTTGGTTTTGTTGCAAATAGCAATACTTTATGTTTGTTAAAATATGACCAAATGAAGCCGCCCTCAAAATCTTTTATTTTGATTTTTCCAAACAAAGTTTCAAGTTCGGTTTCACCATCCACGCACCCATAGCCCCCTTGATATAGCGCTATATCTCGGGGGTGTTTATGGGAGATTAGTATAAATTCTTTTTGAGCCGGTAAAAGTTCATATTCCATCAAATACCCTTAATTTCAATTTTTGGCATTGGTATATCCCCTGTCATTTCAACCGCTTTTCTTTGAGGATAAACATATTTTAATAAATCCTTACAAATTCCTGCTTTAAGTTCCAAATTGTCTGTACTGTTATAAATTTCAATTAATTTTTCAGCCGGATTGAAAGAGCTCAATATTTCCATAAGTTCTTTTGTTTTTTTGTTTGGAGTGCCTTTTTTTCTTCCTGAGTTTTCAGGTTTTTTATCGCCCGCTTTAAATTTCGCCATTTTGTTTTCTCGCTATTTCCCGCTACCTTGGCGGAGTTTCCTGATTTCTCTTAACAACCTTATATGTATTTTAACTCTTTCAAAAACGGGCAAATTCCAAGTGTTTTTTATTTCGGCTTGTTTTTCATCATCATAGTAATTTATTGCATCAAAAAAAGGAGTGCCGAATAAATCAGCACTCTTAACATGGAATAAATATATCTTTTCAAAAATTTTTTCTAATACTGTATACCTAAATATATGTCTCTCGTCTGTATCTCTTTTTTTGTTTCCGTTTTCATCTCTTAAATAACATTTATTTAAAATCCTCTTTTGAATTTGTTTAAACTCTTCATCATTTTTCGGTTTTAATTTTGCAATTTCTTTCCTTAAAAGTTTTTTAAATTTAATTCGATCATACTGATAAATAGTATAAAATTTTATATAATCAGGCGGAATATATTTTTTATTAAACTCCCGCATAAAATTAAATTGTAGTTGTTCCCCCATAAGTCCGTTTATAATACTCCTATACTATTATTATGAACTTAAATTTTTCCATCTCTGAATTAATACATTCTGATATTGCTATTCAAAACAACATAAACAATATGCCTGATATTAATTCACTTGATAACTTATTAAACCTTATCTTTTATTGTTTACAACCCATAAGAGATAAAATTAAAAAACCTATGATTATAACTTCCGGTTTTAGATGCGCAAGATTAAACTGCCATCCGAAAGTAAACGGTGCTGTTAATTCAAATCATTTATTTGGGCATGCGGCTGATTTTCATATAAAAGGAATGACACCGCAAGAAGTAATCAATTTTATATTAAAAACAGGAATTGAATTTGACGAACTCGGAAACGAGTACGGTAAATGGGTTCATATCGCTTATAGGAAAGGCAACAATAGAAAAAAGGTATTTAAAAAATAAAACTTTCATTTGGTACTCCATCAAAGTGTAATAGAATTACCCACAGAAATGTGGGTATTTTTTTGCGTTACTAATCAAAACTTAAATCCAGCCTCATCTGTGCTTGTGTATTTTTTAATCTTTCAACGCTTGCTTTCCAATAATCGTAATCTTTTTCTATACAAATAAATCTGCGTTTGAGATTATGGCAAGCGATAGCCGTTGTACCGCTACCCGAAAAGCAATCAAGTATTAAGTCGTTTTCGTTGCTGTAATCTCTTAATATCATTTCAAATAGTTTTAAAGGTTTTTGGGTAGGATGAAATCTAAATTTATTTTCTTCTTTATCATCATTTATAAATCCTTGTTGTACAAAAGTCATTTTACGGGTTACTTTATTAAAAGAAGTCCATATTAATTCACCTTCACTAAAATTATTTTGCAGTTTATAAGCACCTATTTTATCCCAAAAAATCCACGCTTTTGTTGGTTTTAAATATTCAGTAAAATAATTACCCCCAAATATTATTTGATTTTTAGTTACTCTGAATATCTCGTCAAATATTTCTTTTGTTGGAATACCATTATCCCAATCTTTTTTGTTGAGATTTTTAGGTTTTACACCTAATCCATATCCCCCCCCATCGCAATTTATCCCATATGGTGGGTCTGTTAGCACCAAATCAATACACTTATCAGGCAACTGCTTTAATATATCCATACAATCTGCATGGATAATTTGATTTATGTATTTGTCCATACCTGCTCCTCTATTAGCTGTACGATTTTTTCGTACAACTGAAAATTTTTACTTCATGCAGAATACAGGCAAAAAATTTCTTGCCGTTTTCTTGCCATTTTTATCTAAAAACAATAAAAAAATTAAAAAATTAAAAAAATTATATTCTTTAAAAAATCCTTATTTCATGGGGTTTTAAAGACTATTTAAAAAATATAAAAAAAATGAAAAATCCCGTCAATTAAGACTGCACCTTAAACCACTCGGACACGTCTCTATTTATTTTATTGGGTTTCAGCACTTACGCTGTTAATTTCTTGCCGTTTTCTTGCCATTCGATTTTCTCAAGTTCATTTATTGCCCTTTCGCAATCAGTCGGCAAGACGTGATTATAAACATTTAACGTCGTTTTTACGTTTCTATGTCCTAATCTCTGACTAACATATTTTACTTGAATCCCCCTCGAAAGTAAATAGGTTGCATGTGTATGGCGCAAACTATGCGGCGTAAACATCGATAAATCCTCATCAATTTCATTTTCCATTGATTGAATGATATTTTTAAAATGATGCTCTCGGATATTATTTACGCTTATATATTTTCCTATCTCGGTAGGCGCATTAAACAACAAAGGGGAATTATATTTTTCCGTTACCCTCATATAGATTTTTAAAATTCTCAATAATTGTTTTGGGATATCTATAACCCTTGTTGCATAGTTTTTAGTTGATGTAAGCCGGTATCTGTAATATTGTTTATTAATATTCATTTTTGCATTAATTAAATCAATATCCGCACGATTTAAGGCAATACATTCACTAATGCGAAGCCCCATATATAAAAGAATCATAAAAAACACAAACACCCAAAAGGGGGCAAGTTTTGAGTGTTTTATAAAAAGAGCAATTAATTTTTCGTTCATTGCCTCCGCTTGCGTATCGGGTAGCGGCAGGGGTTTTATTTTTTTAACCGGATTCTCTGCTATTGTCTTATTCTCGACAAAATACTCAAAAAACCCTTTTAAAAATCCCAGTAGGTTATTATATGTTTTGGCAGCTTTATTTTCTTTGTAGTTTTTTAAAAACTCTATCATAACATTTTGTTTGACATTTTTAATTTGCTTTAAGTGTAAAGGTTCAAGGGCTACGTCAATATAGTTTTGATAAGTTTCAACCGTTGAAGCTTTGCAATGTAAACTGCAAAAGGATAAATACTCTTTTAGAGCGTCCTTAATTATCGGATTTTTTGTATTTGTAACTTGCGTTAATTCTTGTATTTCTTCAAGGCTTGGTTTTTTCTTAAAAAGCTTTCTGTGCCGGACACCATTTACAATATAATTAAATTGCCATCTTTTGGTAACCCCTGTTTTTGTTTTCCACTCCACCTGCACTAAACTTGTCATTATTCCCTCGAATTTTCTATTAATCTGATAACTTCCGATTCTTTATAAAAAACCAATCCGCCGATTTTATGACGGTGTAAAAATCCTTTATTATGCCAATTTTTAAGCGTAGCTTGACTAACTCCGCTAAAAATTTTCATTATATCTCTGGCTGACAATAACCTATCTTTTGGTTTATAATTTTCCATTTTAACAACATTCAACATATTTTGTCCCTTTCTTTATATTTCTTCATGATGTCCTTTTCTTCATACTCTCTGCACTCTTCCTCATAATAAATCTTGCACATCATTTCACCTTTGCAGGTTTTATTCATATTCTCATTTTTGGTGTAATGTTTGCATTTATACGGTATCTGCATTTAATACCTCGTTGCATTTATTTAAAGCATTGTCCATATACTCAAAATGCTTATCTGCTGTTTTTGTTTTTTCTGCAATTTTAAGCATTTCTCTTATTTCTTCAAGAGTATTTTTATACCTAGCAAGTTCTTTATTGTATTTTTCAACAACTTCATAAGGTATATAATCATCATTTTTGGTAATAGGTCTTGCAAAATAACTGTCTTTTAATTCACCGTTTGATAATAAGTTATCGTTCATTTAATATCCTCCTTATTCCCATAAATATCTCCTATTTCTTCATTTAAAAGTTCTTTTGCTTCTTCACTAACCCATATATAAGGTTTGCCAACGGGTTTTGTAGTATTTTTCAAAAAATAATCAATTATTTTATCTATTTTAGGACACTCGCTTACATCTATGCCGTTTATGATTGGTTTGTTCATTCTTCCAACCTCCCTATATTCTTTAAAAACCTTACAACTGCTTTGGAGTTCTTGTAATCCCCTGTTAATCCGTAAACTTCGTATATTTCCGAGAGCCTATCCGATACGGTATTAACCCCTATTTCTAAAGTGTCGGCAACTTCGGTTTTATCCATACCATCTGCAAGCAACGCCATAATTTGGTTTTGCCTTTTAGTTAGCCGCCAATCTTCCATATTGATTAAACTCCCTGTGTTATTTATAAACTCTTTTATGTAATACATAGCTTCGGCGGTAATTTCATTTTTTTTGGGCGAACACCTTAATGTTGTGTAGCCTTTATTCTCGTACTCTATAAGCTGCATACCGCACTCCAAACTAATAAACCTCGACTATTTGCCATCCTGACGTATTCGGGAACATTTTTTCATACGTTTTAATCATTTTTTCTTCGCTTGTTCCTGCCGGAAATACATCAGTATTTGTAATGCACTTGTAAATTGGGTTATAAACTTTGACATTTATCCACTTTTGGGATTCACCTGACTTATAACATCCTTTACTAGCTTCATTGATTTGTTTTGTATCGGGAATAAAATTACCGTTATAAGCAGTTTTTACAAGTATTTTAAAAAGCTTGTCATAGTCAATATTCGGGTTGTAAATTTCTTCCAGAGTGCAATCTTTCCATATTTCTTTTTCATAGTCATTTTTGAAGCTACTGGAGTAATACGCTGTAAGGCGGTTTAAAAACTGGTTAACAGTTGTTATTTTTTCCATTTTTCCAGTTCCTTTCAAGTTCCCTTATGCGATTTTCTCTTTGCGCATCATGGTTTGTCGCATTTGTTTCTGTTTTAGTGTTAAAAAATCCGGAATAAATCCGGCTATGGTTTTTTATAAGGCTTTTTAAATCAATCTTGTTGTCTAATAAAAAAACCTGCTCATTTGCCTTTTGGCATAAATCAAAAAAATAATCAAAATCAAAATCAATAAAAATCAAAAAATCTTTAATTGTCTGCCTTAATTCCAAATCCCTTTTTTCAAACTTCAAAGGAATTAAAGCTTTGCAATTATTCTCATAAAAATCAAAGATTTTGTTGATGTTCTTGTCAAACATCAAATCAGGATTGAAATTTTGTGAGAGAGCTATTATATTTCTCTCTTTCTTTACATTCTCTACATTCTTTACATTCTTGATAGTGTCCGTTTGTTGTATCGTTTGGTGTCCGTTTGTTGTACTGTTTGTTGTATCGTTTGTTGTATCATTTTGAAAATTATCAAAGTTGAGAACCTTGATAACATTGAAGTTTGATACCTTTTTTTGTTGTATCATTTTTTCGTTTTCCAAGTGCAACAAGAAGCGTGTAACTTTGCCTCTACTCCACCCCCATCTGTTCGCTAACGTCTGGTTAGAGTATCCGCATTCACCTCGACGCAATTCTATTCTTTGTCCATTTTTGACCTTGATAGAACCCCTGTCAAAGGTGACAGCGAGTAGCAAATCAATCCACGCTTGACCATCTGCAAACGGCTTATCATTCCATAGAGGATTGTCTGTAATTTGTCTGTGAATTTTAATCCAACCCGTCATTTTTTCCCCTTAAAACGGTATTTCGTCTTCATCTATTTTATTAAAGCTAACTATTTCCTTATCTTGATTCTGCGGTTTTGATACAACAGCGTACCATTTACCGCCCTTTGATTTAAACATCATAAAATTTAACCACTTTTGGTTATTTAAAGGGTTATTAAATATTTCTTCTGTATTGATTGAGCCTTTTATAAACTCTCCATATTTGCCCTCTTTGGTTTCAAGCTTTAAACCATTCACAAATTCATTATCCGGCATTTATAACCTCCATTTCAGATTTGAATTTTGATATTTCTTCATCAACATTTGAACTTGCAAAAAATCTTCTGATAGATTCAGGATTGTTTGACGTAATGTGGTGCTGCGTACAAAAGTTATTCATTTCATCTTTTGTAAATTTGCTTGCTTTAAACTTATTTAAAAGCACGCTAACAGGATTATATTTATCCTCTTTATTTTCTATTGCTCCGGCATTCTTATCTAAAATATCGTCTTCAACGATTTCCAAAGCATTTAAATAAAGATAGCGTTTCATATATGTATGAACAGCTCCGACACTTTGAATCGGGGTACATCCTTTTAAGGGTGCTTCTGCAACCGGAGAAGTAAAAGTAAGAACTTGTTCAGGGGCTTCACAATTAATAATAGTCAATACCGCTTCATTATCCTTTATAGAAAAATTTGAACACAATCTGTTTTCTGCCAAAATTTCATTCAAAGGCGGTATAAAATCTTTTAATTCAAAGTATTTGAATCCGGAGTATTTATTTTCGCCCGATTTTTTTATATTCATTTTTTGTAATTGAACCCTTGCTAATTGTAATTTTATATATACGTTCATAGGTATAAATTTTATTTCTTTTTCTTTTTCTGTCATTTTCTTTCTTCCCATTCTTTAACTAAATCCTTTTTTAATTCCTGAAGTTTGGCTTGAACTTTTTTAAGTTCTTTTTTTAATTCAATTTCTTTATTTGTATAATCTCTGATTTCTTCAATGATTAACCAATCATCATTTGCATAATCCATTTTTTTGTGTTATCCTTTAATTAAATCCGAACATCAGCAGTCTTAACTAAACAAGTAGAGAGTTCTTTTTTTAGAACTCTCTTTCAAATTTGTTCTAAATCCATTCTCATTATGGATTTAATGCGGTCAATGTTTCTCTTGTTTTCGCAAAGAATTAAAATAATCGCTATAAGTTTGCGTTTTGTATAATCTTTCAAAACTTCTTTCATTTTTGTACTCCTCATAAAATTTTTTAAATCCCTCAATAAAATCATCTGCTTTTGAGCAGAAAATATCATATTCATTTAATCCCATAAATAAGCCTCAATTTGTTGTTCTTCAAATCTTTCCCAGAGTTCCGCCCTATATTCAGGGTCATCATCAAACTTTGAAACATACTGTTCAAATCTCCAACTCTTTTGCTTGATTTCATTATCTCGCTTGGTTTTATAAGCTTCACTTAATGTCATTGCATACCTCCAATATGTGTTCGAGCATTCCGTCAACTAAAAGACCGTTTTGGATTAAATTGCAATCAATCATTTTTTTACTCATTTCTTCCGCTTGTTCTTTTGCTTGTTTCGGGGTTAACAATAACCCTGTGCGGTTCAATTCCTGCAAAGTGATAAATTTAGATAGTAACAGGTTTGTGTTTGCAATTCTTAACGCATAGTCTTTTAATTCAGAATGCAGTTTTACGCTTTTTGAAATTGCTCTTGCTTTCATTTTATGCTCCTTTCAATTAAACCCAATGAAAAGGGGCTACAAAGCCCCGTGATACTAATAAAATAACCAAAATATATAAACGTAAAAGGGATAAGTATAAGTCAAAAAAATGCCCCTTAATTCGGTAAGTTGTGGTAGAACTTTGGGGCATCTTGGATAGAATTAAACTAATGTAGTTTGAGAATTAGAAAAACTTTTTAAATTCTTCGTTACCGAATTGATTTTCGGTAATCTTAATTATTTCTGATATTTTGTATTTCTTTTTCTTTTCGGGTAATGTTTCAACAAAAGATTTCACGCCAAATTCACAAGCACCTGTTATTGCTCGATACATCTTTATAGCTTCTTCAAAAGTTACGGTATCATCTACCGTTAAATTTTCATATTGAGATGTATCACGACTTGATATTTTATAAATTAGAGAATCTTTTGCATTTTTTAAGGTTTGGCCGTGAGAATAAATATCACCCTCCGGCGTTTCTTGTTTGATTAGATAAGTAGTTTCGGTTTCGCCGTAATTTTTAACTTTATAAACGGTTAAATCTTTGTTTTTCTTTTCTGACATTATTTCAGATAGAATACCGTCTGCAACAATCGCCTTATATTGTTTTTTATCTTCTAAATAATAATATCCATCTTTTATATATCCTTTTATATTGTAAGGTGGAAGTTGGTATTTAATACCTTTTTCTAATTTTAAAACATCTAATATATCTCTGCGTACAACAACACAACCCGAACCAGTCTTGAATGTGCAATCCCAACCAGTCTTGAATGTGCAATCCGAACTAGTATCGAATGTGCAACCCGAACTAGTATCGAATGTGCAATCCGAACCAGTATCGAATGTGCAATCCGAACCAGTATCGAATGTGCAATCCGAACCAGTATCGAATGTGCAACCCCAAGCAGTCTTGAATGTGCAACCCCAACCAGTCTTGAATGTGCAATCCGAACTAGTATCGAATGTGCAATCCGAACCAGTCTTGAATGTGCAATCCGAACCAGTATCGAATGTGCAACCCGAACCAGTATCGAATGTGCAACCCCAACCAGTATCGAATGTGCAACCCCAAGCAGTCTTGAATGTGCAACCCCAACCAGTCTTGAATGTGCAATCCGAACTAGTATCGAATGTGCAATCCGAACCAGTCTTGAATGTGCAACCCCAACCAGTCTTGAATGTGCAATCCGAACCAGTATCGAATGTGCAACCCGAACCAGTCTTGAATGTGCAACCCCAACCAGTCTTGAATGTGCAATCCGAATAATTAGAAAAATCTAAAACAAGACCATCTTCGTTAGTTGAGAATGTTGCTGTTTTTTCATCCCAAGTATATAAGCTGGGGTCTAGTGGTTTGCCGTTTTTTGTTACACTAAATTTTTTATCTTCCATAATTAATCCCTTATAACCCTTATTTACGCCCCGTTATCCACTACCCGCACGGGACAACGGGGGCAAAATAAGAGTTGTAGCACTCTTATTAAAGCTGCAGTTTATCGTACACTACCCGACGCTACTTTTTTCTTGATAAGCTCAAGGAAAACTTGAAAAAACATAAGCTAGCATACTTAGTGTTGTTATTTTACCTTTTGTTCGCTTTACGGCTCTAACAGACCCCTTACGGACTGTCGGTAGGTTTGAACATTCCCACCCGTCAGGCTCGCTATACTAACGCCGATTTATTATATTCAATTATCCGCTGCGTTACTTTTCCCCATAACGACTTATGCTATTCAGTTGTCAAAGTTCAAAATTAAATATTCTTACTAAACCTATTGAATTTTAATAGGTCTTTGTTGTATAATTTTGTTGTGATACTAAAAACTTATCCGGCATTGTCGGAAAGTTCATACTGTTTCTTAAATTCCATAAAAACTGGAGATGCGTTTAAAGCTCTTTTAATAATAGTTGTAAAAGTTTCTTCTTCTTTTTCAGCTATAAACTCTAAAACATTTGCTTGTTTTTCTGGAACACGTTTGCATTTACTTTTCATAATCTTTTAACCTTTATGAAACTAAGTGTAACAAAATTTAAAACACATGTCAAGTATTTTTTAAAACAATCGTCAAAATAATGTAAAGAAAGTGTAAAAATGCGTTTTAATGAAGTTTATAATACTTTACAAAAGTTAATAAAAACTGAAATTAATCAAGCTGAATTAGGTAGGGTATTAGGCGTAAGCCGTGCAAACATTAACTATAAAAAGCAAGCAAACACACTAATTTCAGACGAAGATGTAAAGAAAATTGAAACATATTATAACATTTCCATACTCAAACAATCGCTAGCTGAAAAACTAATGGAGGGCGCTTCTTTTTCTGCCGCCGCAAAAATACCTGATGTTGTCGAAATACCTTATTGGGAAGGTTTACCGGATGATTTGAAACATCCTGAATATACTTGCGTTATGGCTCAAAGAATTTCTATTGAGCATGGATGGGAATTAAAGCCCGAAAATCTGTGTATAGTTGCAATGAACGGCGATGCTATGGAAAACTATTGGTACAAAATACGCAATAATGATGTCCTTATAATTGACACATCCGAAACAAAAATTAACGCTAACGGTAGTGGTGTTTATTTTGCCACAAGCAGAAACAATTCAATGTTTTGGATTAGAGAAATGCAAATGTTGTATAATGGCGATGTAGAAATTCATAGTTATTCGCCTTCCGGCGCAAAAACAAAAGTATTAACGCAGGAACAATTAAAAGAGGCTGATTTTAAGGTTATCGGCAAAGTTATAAAAAATGTGAGTTTCAGGTTGTAATGAAAGATATTAGCAAAAGAACTTGTTATATATGGGCTGCTATAATATTTATAGTGTGGTTATTTATGTTTGCGGTATATATGGGACAGTATTAACAGGAATTAATTAATGAATAAAAAGTTTAGCCTTATATTATTTTTTATGTTTTTACTATGTAATAATTGTTTTGCTGCAAGATGGGCTGAAATAGGGCATAAACAATATTTAGATTTTGATTCAATTGAGCTTGATGGCTTTATTGTAACAGCTTGGTTTAAAGATTTAAATCCCGGCAATTGGGATTTATACTATGGGAATAAAGTATATTATTTACTCCAAAGAGTGGCTATTGATTGCAGAAATAAAAAAGTGGGGCTTCGAAGTGCTGCTTATTATGGACTAAAAAACAATCTTTTATCTCCATTTGTTCCAGACCAATATGGGTGGACTTCTGTTATACCTGATTCGATGGGAGAATATAAGTACAAAATTATGTGTAAACCTTTTGATGATAAAAAATAATTAACCTATCCCCATAAATTTTTCATACATCTTATCAATTTTTTCCTTAATCTCTCTTATATCAGCTTTCATTTCCTGATAAGCAACCGAATATGTCTCTTTTAATACATAATCTTTTAATTTTTCATCCAATGCACTTGGTGTTACAAATATCTTGTAATTAGCGCAAAACATAATCGCTATTATAACGTATGGCGCATATTGAATTATTTGGCTTTCATCCATTTTGTTTTCCCTTTTTCTCTAATGCTTCAATTCTTTTTTCCAGTTCTGCGATTCTTTTATTCGCTTCGTGGATTTCGTGATTGTTTTCAACTGTTTGTTGCGCCATAGGTTGATTGTAAAACTCAGGCTTAACCAAAGGATAAGAATTTGATATTTCGTTTATAACCTTGTTTCTGCAACAGCGGTGTTTCCTTAAATAATTAAAATTATGAATAGCAATAATACTTATAGTTACAATAAGCAATAAGTTTGTTGCAGGTAATATTGATGTAAGCATTTTAATTTTCCCCTTGATTTAACATTAGCATAATAAAAAACGGGCCTGAAAAACAAGCCCGTAATTTAAAAAATACGGAAGTTCATTTTCTTTCTTTGTCTTCAATATGTTTCTTTAACCAGTAATAAGCCCTTTGGCTTGCAGGGTAATAGGGAAAATCGGGATCAGTTAATTCTGCAATAGTATATTTTAAAATCACCCCGGTGTCAGAGGTTATATCACCCATATCGCCATATTTAACATTGGCCCAAACAAATATATCACCGGGGTAAAATTCCACTTCATCGGAATTAATGTCAATTAATCCCTTAATTGCACTTAACACCTCTTCATAAGTCCAATGAAAGCCTATGTGTTCCCCTTTGTTGTTTGTTATAAATTCACCTGCTAACATTGCAACATCTTTTGAGCCTAAATGATTGTTGTAATCCTCACCCTCAATTATTATGGATAATAATTCAGGCATTTTTTTGGCAAATATATCAACCATTTTTTTGTCAAAATTGGGGTGTTCTTTCCTTATTTTCATTAATTTTTCGTACATAAACCCTCCTTTACGCATAGCGAGGTGTTTTAAGTATTACGTAAATATCAGGGGTTTCGCCGCTTTCATCAACTATATACGTACCTAAAGTTTTACCCCTTGGCACCTTGTTGGACATTAAGGGCAAACCGTATGCATCCCTTAATGGTACAGTTGCAACACCATTGATATTGGCAACGACAGGAACAGGTGCGCCGGTTACCAAACTTGAAATCGGTTTACATACAATTATATTAAAAGGCTCTTTATTGCCTATATCTGTTGAATTTGTCAATGTTAAAGCTATATTTGTGCCGTTATATGTTACAGTTACGACTCCATGATTATTATTACAATTACAACTCATTTTTTTATCCTTTCATTGTCAGCAATGACAGGGGAATAATCCCCTGCCACTTGGTTTTTTACGCATAGCAAGAATTACAATTACAGAATGGTGAAGCACCTGCGCTATATGCCATAGAATTTGGATATCTCACAACACCTGAAACTGCTTGCGCAAGTTCTAATTGTTGAACCTTACCTTGTAGGGCTTCAATTTTGTTTTGAGCCAGCGCATCAAGGATTTTTTGCGTTTGTGCGGTTGTTGTTGCGTTAATTGAAGCGGTATTCAAAGCGTTATTATAATTTACGCCGTCAATGCTTCTTTGGGTTTCACAGCAACATTGGGAAATCTTATCATTTATGGATGTTTCCATATTGGCAACTTGTCCGATTTGTTGGCTTAAAGCCATTTGAATGTCTTTTGCAACATTAATATTATCATATTTTGCCTGATTTACTGCTGCAACTGTTTGCGCCGTTCCTGCTGATACTGCCCCTAAAATATCTCTTGATTGGTTTTCAAGGCTTAAAGTATCAAAACCTCTTTGAACATCATTTTGAGTTGCCAGGTTTTGATACCCGATAGCATTAGCAAAACCATTGCCGCCAAAACCAAAACCACCGCCACCCCACATCAAGGCAAGGATGGCAAATAGCCAAAGACCACCATTTGAAATGTCATCTGTCATTTTTTTGCTCCTTTATAATCTGTTAACCACTCGTCATTTAAGACGGACACCATATTGATTTAAAAATTGTTCTAAATTTATTCCCTTACTTTCTGCCACATTCATTGCATATTGTTTTAATTGTTTTGGTGTTTTCCCTTGTAAGTTACTAAATAATTGTTGCATTTGCGGATTATTATTAGCCATTGATTGGAGTAAAGCCATAGGATTAGTTGTATTTTTGAACATCTGCAAAAGCTGGAAAGGGTTATTTATCATTTTTAACCTCCTTTATATCGGGTTTTAAAATTTCATACAAGCCATCTAAGCGCTCGTTAATAGCCTTAAAATTTTCTTCATAAGGATTTATATTACTTTCCTGTTCAACATGGCTTAAATCCGATTCTGCATGTTTAAATTCTTGAATTTTTGCTAGGCCTGTTTTCATGTCGAACTGTTTAATATAAATTGTATTTGTTGCTTGATCATGAAAATAAACAGGTGTCCCGTTAAAATCAGTAATAAATGAATTAACTTCATTTTTGCTTGATACGGGAATTAATTTATAATTTTGCAAATTATTTTGTACATGCTGATATTGCGGTGTATATGGATTATTGTAATTCCCGTAATTAAAACCATTGTAATTTTGCATAAAAAAACCTCCTTTGTTTATATAATAAAGGAGGTAGCCACGCCAAAAATATATACTTTTTGCTTAAAAATCTAAATTTATAATCTTTTTAAATGCGTAACTAACTTTTAAAAGTGCAAGATTTTGGATTATAAAATATTGCGCTCTGCATATTGATAGTTTTGCGCAAGTGTTTTCAACCATTCTATTTTCAACAATCCCATAATGTAAAACCCAATACTCTAACTCTGTTAAATCAGAAAGCTCCAACACTTTTTTAATTGTGTCTTTATCAAATTGTTTTAAGAGTTTTTTAGCATTAAATTTCATTTTCCGTTTTCCAAAACCACAATTACGGTTTTAATAATGTTTTTGATATATTCGGGGCCGTTAAAATTTGGTAGTTTTACATCTTTAAATTGTTCTAAATATTCAATAAATTTGTCCTTGTCTAAAAAAAACATAAGGGGTCTATTGCCCCTTAGTTCGTTTAGTTGTCTGTTTGCCAATGCCAGATTATTTAAAGTTGTTTTACCCTTTTTTGATTTCGGCAATATATGTTCAAGACTAATTGTATCGGGGGTTAGTTTACCGCCATAGATACCTTTTTTAACTGTTGGCATATTGCCTTTGAGCCATTCGGTTTTTAAAACTGATTTGTATTTGAAAGGTATCTTGTCAATTCTTTTGACTTGCATTTTATTTTGTTATTCCCTCAATTTTTGTTTTAATGAGGTCAAAAATAATTTGAGTAATCACCGGAACATTTACAATTATCAATTTTTTTAAAAAGTATTTAAA